GTTTCCATATCCTGCAGCTGAACGAAATGCCATGATAAGTTCTCCTCATAGTCAGGCATAATTTACATTACTAGATTACGACTGACCGCTTCAGAGGCTTGCTACACTGTGGGTGTCTGGGTTGACATGCTCGGCCAAAAGCATTACAATCAGAGGCCACGGTTTCAAGGTATTCTAGTTACGGTTAGTAATCTTTTATTTCCAGTAAAGGGTAGGTTATCCTTACGGGGCTACCCATTATCTAGATATAATATGCGTGGTGTAAGCAATAATAACTATTTGTCAACAGTTATCTTGCGGCTCCAGACATATCATAAACAAATTTACCACTTTGCATTGCGTTAAGAATTTCTTCTTCGTACTTTTCGTACTCATACGCTTTTAAAGTAGCAACTTTGCTTTCACTCCATTCCGAACTTGGCGATGCGGATGGAGAATTCTTTCCAGTCTTCTTGACCGCTTTAGCGGCTTCTTTTTCCAACTGAGAATCAGAACGCTTTTCTAGGATCATTCCCATATCCGCTTTGTACAAATCAATTGCACGTCCTGCGGCGATAGCGTCTGTATCATTCTTGTATAATGCATCTTGGATATAAGTCGGTTGTTCTTTTACCCAAGCATGAAACTGTTTATCTGCACGAATATTGTCAAAATCAGGATGCATTTGCTGAAGTTGATGTTGTGCTTTTTCTCGCTCTAATTGCGATTTCATTTTCCGTAGATCAGACATACTCTGTTCTACTTCTTGGCTGGCTTCTCGTGCCCGCTTTTGAGCAATAGAGTCAACAATCTTTGCAACTTCAGGATACTTGCTAGCCCATGCTTCAATCTCTTCTTCCGAAGTTGGTAGCTTGAACTCTTCTTTACTATTCTGCTGTATTTGACGCTTGAGTTGCTCTAACTCTTTGTCTTTATTTTCTACAGTCTGTTGCATGTAACGACGAAGATCACCATAACGTTTCTTGAAGGTTTCTTCTTCGCTGTCTTCAGCAGGTGCTTCCGCCTCTACTTCTTCTTGTTGTACTTCTTCCTCAATCTCTTGACGTGAGTAACGTTTATTAGCCATTGTGTTTTCCTTTTGCTGGGGGCCATAATGGGTAGCCCATATAAACTACTTGCGGTACTTTAGACCGGAGGAGTAGCTTCCTCTTCTTCCATAGGCATATCCGCCATAGGCTCTTCTGTGGGTGGTGCCATCATTCCTGTCTCTGCAGGTTCGGGAGATTCTTCACCACCAATTTGAATATCGTTACCTAGCTGTTCACGCAAGGCAGACATCGCTGGCTCACCAATAATTTCATCAAACAGTTCTACTGCTGGAGAAGCTAATAGACGAGTAGCAATCTGCCTACGCTCTTGGGGCATATCCATAAAATTACCCATCATGGTTTCCATGTCATATTTAGAATCCGCCATAGGCTCTTCCATTGGCATTTCTTCTGTTGGTGTCGCTTCAGTAGCCATAGGCTCTTCAGGTGCGGCCATACCTGTCATTTGTTGTTCAGCCATTATTAACTCCTTATATTAATCCCATCCGCCTTCTACGCCGCCGAATGAAGCATCGTCAGATTGAGTTGCGTCACCGCTTCCCCCGCCGTAAGATTCATTTGAATCTGACCTGCCCCTACCCGACGTACTTTGTGGGGCACCTTCTTGCCCGTCGGCTGTTACAAGAGATACAGATACTCCGCTAGGCTGATTGCCCGGAGACGCACCAGTAACTTCGCTTAGATTAGCAAAGTCGTTATCAATAGCATTCATTACATCGTTAAAAGCACTGTCGCTTGAAAACGGGTCTCTTTCGTTACCCTTACTGTCGGTATGGACAAAATCAGATGCCCATGCACTACCCGAATCTGATCTTTGTAGTTCCGAAATTGTAGCTGATGTAGTGGCATTGAATGCGGCTTTGCTAGGATCAAAACTAAGGTTGTATGTTGGAGACATACGAGTTGTTAGAACATTTTCATCACCTAGTAAATCTTCTACCTCAATACCAAGTTGATTCTGACGAGTCATTGCGGCACGTTTAGCACCAACTTCATTATAAATCTGCTTACCAGCAAGACCTGCTACGCCTAGAGGTCCGCCTAAGACTGCAAGTCCAGCTTGTACAGGGCCAATGCCACGATCTTCAGTTGCACGAGATAATGCTCTATCCGCTAAAGTAAGACCCTCATAAGTTGCTAAATCTTCTGCAGACAGTGGGCCAAGTTGTTCAGCAATCTTGGTAGAAAGTTGATAATTGTAAGGGGTAGGAGGCTGATCAACTGGAGGATCGTCTCCGCCACCACCACTATCTACTTGTGCAGGGGGAGCAACTGTAGTTTCCGGTACACACGCACCGACTTCTTGGTCAAAGTAGTATCCCTCTGGGCATTCTTGTGTCTCCCCGTCTTCTCTGCCATATACCTCACGCATAATGGTTTCAGTAGGGTCAAATCGAGTAGAAGAATCAGGCTGGAACTCTTCAGGAGATACTTCTTGTCCCGTTACAGGATCAACATAATAGTATTCAATACGATTTGTATCTGAGTTATATCGAGAAGCTAAAGTGTAATTAGGATTTACATTAACACCTAAAGTGGTGCTGTCTGCAGTAGTTACCCCGTTAGCTGCATGGACAACTTCTACTTCTGCCTTTTCAACTTCTGGCTTATCTTTTTCTTCAATCTCGTACTCAGGGGATTCGTGACCATGCTCGTAGTCTTCGTCTACTTCAGCAATCCGTCCGTCTTGGGCCATCAAGCCCATTCCCATCTTAGCTTCGCAACGCATCTCTTCAAACGTCTTAACACCATGCCAGCGAACAACATCGGCAGGAATAACGTACTCACCTTCTGATAACATTGCAGGAATATCATCTGCAACTTCTTCAGGTTTGGAGCCAGCAGGAATCTCATTACCAGATTCAGCTTCAATACCAATGATGACTCCCAGGCCATCACCCATTAGTCCACCCATATTCATCTCCGGTGTTTCAGGCATACCAAACTTTTTGCCCTGCTTTTCTAGTTCTTGGCGCAGAAGCTCCTGCCCGTCGATAGTGTCAATCTTATCCACGGGGTTATCCTCTTTCATCTTTTCGCCAGCTTCTGTCTTAATCATGATTCTGCCCTGTTATATTCATCTGACATTAAACCGCCAGCATATTTGTTGACTATTTTCCTGCTTACGATTCCTCTTCCAACATCTTTAGGTGTTTCAAACCTTTCAGGGTTGGACACTGGGTACAAATACTTATTCCCACCTTCGGGCACATCAAAGGCACTACCTTCAGGCACTAAATGCTTATCCTGTAACTCTCTAAATGTTTTTTCATCCACCTGAATAGGCTCACCGATCTCTACTGATCCTATTGCCTGTGCTTTACCATCCCCAGTTTTAGCAATACCAACTCGTTTGCCGATATAAGGATCTAGACTGCGGGAGTTCCTAGTTTCGTAAACTTTTTCTCCGCTGATCAGCTTTTCTGCGTAATCCAAGTCTGCCTTTTTATCTACTCGGACATTGATAGCCATATCAACGGGACTGGACTTTTTTACGGCACCCTCCGCAGACATAAGTCCTGATGCAGTGTCTAGCTCAGACTTGCGGGGTAAATCTGCAACTCCAGCGGCCTCATTAAGTTTTTTGACTTCGTCATCGGACAAAACACGGGTTACTTTCATTTCCCCGCCGATTAACCATTCCCCAGTCATATTGGGATTGGTTTTGTAACGGTAGTGTCCGCCTGTAGGAACCATGTCGGTAATATGGGCAGTCACGGATTTTATTCGACCATCTTTAGTTTTTTGCGCACGTTTCAACGCCTCGGAACCCCAATCGACATCATTAGCCATTTCAATCTCAACCCATACTTGATCGTCAGGGCGATAGTCTGGCTTAGTTGCTGCCTTAGAAGATTTACCGCCGATGTGCGTGGCTATAGGCAAATCACCTGCATGAAAACCGGGACGATAAGCTAGCTCGCCAATGGAAGATTTAACTTTTCCTTTCGGGGATAACTCACCAGCTTCGGCTTTAATCCATTCGCCCACAGGGAAATCGGACTTCTCCTTTCCCTGTCCTACAAACAAAGGATAGAATTTTCCGTTCCTTTCCTTCACAAGCTTGTACGCAGTTACCGTTTTTTTCGGGACGTAATTATCTAACTTGGCAATACTTTGAGATGCTTCAACAACGTCATCGGCAACTTTAGACGCAGTTTCCACAGCCTTAGTTGCAGTCTTTCCGCCAGGAAGTGCGCCAATAGCCGCAATACCAAAATCCAATAAACTTGCATCTTCAGCACCCGTTGTTAATTTGTAGGCTTCTTCAGCGGCATCAATCATAGACTGTGCTGTACCTGCTGGGGAGAAGTCAGTGATTAGCTCTTTGGCACCTTCAATGTAATCTCCAACGCCCATCTTAGACTCTGCTTCTTCTTCGGCAGTTTCTGAGAGGATAAGGGGGTCAGCCATCAATCCGCCGCTAGCCATATCAATACTAGAACGATTTTTTATCGTGTAATAATCTTTATTATGAACAGATTCCTGTTCCTTTTCAGAAAAAGGTAAAACAGAAATTAATTCTTTTAGATCTTTTATTGTGTCTTCATCCCCTTCTTTCAGGGCTTTTAACATGTACAAAGGATCTTTAGTAGAAACACTAGGATCTTTTACTTTTTCGGGTTCTTTGCCCAGAATAGAATCAATAAAACCTTGATCATCCTCGTCAAGTTGCTTGACAACTTTTTGTGCTGTGTCTAGCGTTGCTTTATCTCTATCAAAGTAACCTTTTTCGTAGAGTTGTGGGATAGACTCAATTGCTAGCTTCAACAAAGTGTATCCGCCGTCTTCGCCGTCACTACCTCTAATAACAAATTGTTCTGTTTTGTTAGCTAGCTCTTCATCACCTTCAACCAAAGCACGTAAATAATCAAAAGCCCGTGCTACGTATTCAGTATCGTATACTTTCTCTTTTCCGCTATCTTTAGTTGTTGAAAAATCCGAAGCTCCTGTTAACTCGTGCAAGCCTTCGTGGCGAGCAACAGTTTCTGGATCATCTGCGCCCATAGAAACCATTACTTCTTTTTGATTCTGGAAAAACGGGGTAGCAAAGCCCGTAGTAGTTTCAGATAAATCTAGACCCTTTTCAGCTTCTGAGCCATACGGCATAGTTAGTAAATACTGAAGTTCATCCCCAAGCTCTTCATCGTAGGGAAGATCAGGGTTACTATCAAAGGCAAGCTTATTGAGAGTATCTACATACCTTTCCTGCTGACTATCTTGCCACATTTGGAATGTAGCTGGATCAGACCTTTGTATAGATCGTACGTTTTCTTGATACTGAGTTCTAGCCTTATCAAACAAAGACTCTTGCTTCTCTTTGGACAAATCTTGCTTTGTACCCAGATTTTCATACCTGTCTAACTCACGCATGAATTTAGTTCGTGCGTTGTCTAGCATGTTACCTATGTTTTCTATGTTGTCGGTATCTGCCATTAGTGCTTACCTTCTTCTGCCTTTTGCACGGCTTCATCTTTCAAAGTAAGTAATCTACGTACTTCCCTAATCTGCCCTTGTAGTGAATACATCTCTGCCTCACTTGGACATTGTTCTAATTGGTGGTGTAAATAATTCAAACGGTCCCCGACATAAGTCTCTAACCGTTCCATGTTTTGCTTACCGTTGACTAACGCCAATAGCTTGCGAGCAGTTTCAATTTGCATTAAGCGGCCTCTGGTCCTGCGGCATCAGGACGACTAAATCCTTCTGCCCCCGGTTCAGGGGCGTTTCCTGGCCCCATAGCTCCCGCTCCTACCCCTGCTTGGTTATCTGGCGTAGGTGACCCTTCCTGACCCTGTTGAGGCTGTTGTGGGCCTCCCTGTGCGGTCTGAGGGGCATATTGAGCCATCAGTGCCGCTTGTATTGCAGCTTCACGAGGATCATTAACAATCTTATCTTCGTCCAGATCCAAAGATGCGGCAATCTCACGCAGAATGTAATCAAACTTAATCATTGGTGCCATTGCTGGGTTAGCACCCAACTGCATCACCTGCATCAGTTTCTGTGATCTGATTTCATTACGCATGAGTGATTCTGTGCCACGAGCAATAATCGCTAGATCGCCATTCGCTTCTGGGTCAAAGTCAAACTGCATGTTGAATGCGAACATAGCCTGTCCTAGTGGGGACAACAGATAATCATCCACGTTCTTTACGACAGTCTTAATGTTCTGTGCGGCGGCACCCATCAACATAGACATGCCGGAAGCTGTACGTCCTACGCCCGTAACCCCTGTCTGGCCGTGAGAGAATGAAGGGATACCTGTAGACTCATCCGCTAACTGACGAGACTTGTCAAATAGCATCATGTTCTCTTGCGCTACGTTCTGGAACTTAGTCGAGAATAAAGCCTGACCGGGAGCACCACCTTGACGGCGGAACACTTTACCGGGGTATACCGACAAATCCTGTCCGGGAACTAAGTTTGTCTCGTCCACCTCAAAGATCAGGTTGCCAGACAAAACGGCGTTGTCTACCGCCATACGCATAAAGCCGTTCATTAGCTGTTGCGTATCTTCCATGTTTTCGGCAACACCAATACCAAAAAAGCTATACGGGTTTAATTCATACGGACATGCGTAAAACGGGATACGAGTCGGCTTAAACGGATTAAGAACTAAACGTAACAGGTTGTTACCGCAGATCCATGCGTTGACTTGAACCTGATCAACATTCTTTAATTCTTTAGGTAATTTAAGCCCTGCTTCATCTGCAAGTTCTGCGTCAATAACACCCCAGTACTCTAGAACTTCCCAACGGTTAACTTCCATTGTGTAGTTACTATCATCAATAACATCTTCCCAATATTCTTTGACGTAATTAGCACCGGCTAAAATGGAGCGTTCAATTGCCTCTTCACGGAACAGTGGACGATCTTTTAATGCTCGCATGTCAGAACGAGACATACGGTGACGATAAACTACATACTCTGCTTCATCCATGTTGTACGCATCGGAATCTGGATAGAAGTTCCAAATAGATACCGCTTCTAGGCGAGGGCGAGTCTTAATAATAGGACTATACTCACCATCAGAATTCCACTTAGGATATTCTACATCTTCTGCGAATGGTCCCTTGATAATGCCGGTACCAAACAAGCACTGCTCAAAGGCAACAAAACGAAGATGTTTATTGCCGTCTGATTCAGCAATCTGGTCATGGATTTTTTTCTCCATGCGTTTTGCCGCTTCGTTTGCAGGTTCGTATATGGCAGAGGTCATGGTGTTGCCCGGACCTGATTTGACTTTATCCTCTGCGCCTTTAATTGCATCAGCAATAGGACCAAGATCACGGGGGCTTATTGCACCCTTGGGTACTTCACGTCCATCCCCAGCGTAGCCTACGTTAAGTTCTTCGTAAATTTGTTTCAGCGGTTCAGGTACGGCGGCATCAATGTGAACGCTATCTTGAATGCCTTCAGGGATTGGAGTCTCTTCAACACCAATAGGAAACTTATTTCCTGCAAACAATACGTCCGTTACTTGGCTGTATGCCGCTAGTACTTTTGTCTTTGTGATCTTAACAAAAATCTGAGAACGCTCAGTTTCAGTAAACTGCGTCGTATCATCGTATACGCCACGATAATTTTTATAAGCAGTCAACCAACGTTCTTCGTCTGTTAAGCGACGATCTTTTGATCTTTGATATTTGCTATTAATTTCGGATACAAAGGCAGAGTATTCTAAGTCTTCACTTTCATCCGTGCTGTCTTCTAGTGAAATTACTTCGTCTTCGTCGAATTCTGGTTTATCTACAATCGCCATTTATACACCTATTAATACCCAAAAACTGGGTCCACTGGTCTCCAAGCTGTTTTATTAAAGTCATTTCCAAAGTCAAATATACTTTTCGACTTCGGTCTTGACATGATTCCGTAACGTACGGAGTCGTATGCGTGATCCGATGCGTACCGTGGATCAATGTCGTCTGTTCCTTTCGGATCAGTCGGAATGACCTGTAGATCAGCAATGATCTGACGACAGGTGTTAAAGAAGACGATGCTAGGACGCTCTATCGCCTCATCGTACTTCAGCAACTCGTGCAATCTGTTCTTACCGGCTACTCGTGATCCACCCGTACGGTCCGATGGTCTCCAGCGGCATCCTTCTGCAATCATTTCTTCTGCAATGGATGGGCCAGTATGCCCACGGGTATGCCACGTTGAGCTATCCAGTACACCGTAGCGAATATCCTCGCCAGCTTCTAATTCTAAAATTTTATTTGCAAGTTCCCGTGCAGTGTGCTTAGATACGTACAATTCCCTATAGGCATACAGCGTTTCAAAAGCAGGGTCCACCGCAAACCAGTGAACTGCTGAAAACGAACTGTAACCAAAGTCACAAGCTCTAAACTTAGTCCAACTGTCCGGTACATCAAAAGGATCACAGGTATGCTGACTAACTTTAAACTCAGGGAAAGCCGCACCATCTGCCACGGTCCAATCCCCTTCCAGCAACTGTCTACGTTGTTGTTCAGGCATTGCCAAGAGGTTAGCTTCGTACATTCCGTCTTCATACAAGTACGGATTATCTCGCAAAGTAGCAGGAATGAACCTACGGTAAAATAAAGGCTGTCCTTCGTTTCTGTGACCTACAGGAAACCGTAGCTCCTCTTGCGTCTCTAAATCACGGGGTACAAAGGGGGTGTTGGCTGGCGAAGGGTCAATAAACATCTGCTTAACCCAACCATGCCCCGGACCTCCAGGGTTCGTGGTAGCTCGCATACAGAGGGGAACACTAGGGTCTGTAGTACGCAAACGAGAACGCATGTAGTCCCAAGCGAATGGAGTAGGATGCTGAGTGAGTTCGTCAAACCCGATCCAAGTAAAGGCTTGGCCCTGATAGCGCAGTACATCGTCTTCTCTGTCCAAATACGTAAACCAAAGTCTCGCTCCGCTAGGAAACGTCCACTGTGATTTGCGCTCTGACCATCTTGCGCTTTTAAATACCTTCGG